AAATTATTGTTTGCATTTTATTCTCCTGGGGCCGAAGCCCCGTTATTTTTAGTAAGCGTTTAGTTTTGCAATAAAATCGTTTGCAGATTTTGAAGCGCGTTTTTCAGTTTTAAAGTAACGGCTAAAACCATGAACAACATTGCGTTCACCGTCGTTATCAATACGGATTACCAATGCGTAAAAGCTACCATCTGAGTTTTTTGTAATATTTGGTGTGTACATAATTTCGGCCTTTTTTGTGTTTCGATTCAATAAACTAATTGTACTAACAAATTGAATAGAGTACAACCTTTTTATTGAAAATAAATCAAAATAAAGGCTCTTTTATAGAGTTTGACTTAAAAAGCGAATACGCCTATGCCTTTGGCATTAGATCAAAGGCGTTTTTGTGCATGGCCAATTTATTTGATGTTAGTAATTATCCGCAGCGAGAACCTTTTTCGCTGGTCATTGCCGACCGTTGGACGTGGAAAAAAGACGACTTAACGGATTACCCATCATCGGCCTATACGCTCAAATACTCGTTTCGATTAGATGGTGCCGGGGCGACTGAAATTCAGATCACGGCAAGCGCCAATGGGACCGCCTTTAAAATCGAAGTTGGCGCAAGCACCAGCACATCATATACAGCCGGCAATTATCAATGGCAATCCTATCTCACTCGCAACAGCGACAACGAGCGCGTCACAATTGACAGCGGTTACATCGAGATCAGACCCAACCGCGACCTGGCAACAACCGACCCGCGCAGCCACTTTAAGATTGTTTTAGATAACATCGAGGCGGTAATTGAAGAACGAGCCACAAAGGACCAGGAAGCGTACAGCATTAATGGTCGCTCGTTGAGTCGCACGCCAATAGCAGATTTACAGCAATTGGCAGATTCTTACCGTGGCAAATATGATGCCGAAATTAACCGCCACCGGGCCAAGAAAGGTTTGGGCCATCATGGTCGCCTGTTAACGAGGTTTATATAATGGGCTGGTTTAGTAAAGCCGACGAAGCGCCAAAAAAGCGCAAGCAAAAGATGAACAAGCGCCGTTACGACGCTGGAATTATTGACCGTTTAACTGGCGATTTCAAAGGGTCCACCCTTTCCGCAAATGGTGAGTTAATAAACACTCTGCCACTAATGCGCGGTCGGTCGCGTAATTTGTGCATGAATAACGATTACGCGCGCAAGTTTTTAGCCATGACTTCTGCAAACGTCGTGGGAACCCATGGTATTAAAATGCAAGCCAGGTCCAGGCGTGAAGATGGCACTTTGGACCGCCAGGACAATATCGCAATCGAAGCCGCATTTGCAGCCTGGTCGAATATTGAAAACTGTACAGTGACCGGGCGACAGACTTGGATTGACGTGCAGAATATGGCCATTAAAGCCATTGCGCGTGATGGTGAAGTTTTAATAATAATGGTCCGGGGATTTAAAAACGACTTTGGGTTTGCACTCCAGGTGATCGAAGCCGACCAGCTAGACGAAACGCTAAACAAGAATTTAAACAACGGCAATCGCATTGTGATGGGCGTCGAGTTAAACGAGTGGGGCGCGGCCGTTGCATACCACATAAGCACTAGCCACCCTGGCGACAATATCACCTTATTCAATGGCCGCAATTACAAGCGCGTGCCAGCGGCCGACGTGTTGCATTTATATATGTCAGAGCGCCCAGGGCAAGCGCGTGGCGTCCCATGGATGCACACAGCAATAAACAGACTTAACCAGGTTGGCGCATACGAGGAAGCCGAATTAATCGCGGCCAGAATTTCTAGCAGCAAAATGGGCTTTTATACGTCCCCGGACGGCGACCAGTATGTGGGTGATGAGGACGACGACGGCAATTTGTTGATGGATATGGAGCCAGGAGCCATGGAGCAATTGCCCCAGGGCGTGGACTTCAAAGCATTCGATCCACAGCACCCAACAAGCGCATATCAAGCGTTTATAAAGACGGCTTTGCGTGGTGCAGCCAGTGGTTTGAATGTGGCCTATAACACCCTGGCAAACGACCTAGAGGGCGTTAACTTTTCGTCCATACGTTCCGGCGTCCTGGAAGAAAGGGAACAATGGCGCACCATCCAAAACTGGCTATCAAATCAACTTTGCCGCCCGGTCTATCGTGCCTGGTTAGTTCAAGCACTGACAACCCAAGCCCTGGCGCTACCACAGCGGAAGTTTGAAAAATTCACAAAGGTTGAATTCCAGCCGCGAGGATGGGCCTGGGTTGACCCACTCAAAGATCAGCAAGCATCAAAATTGGGAATTGAGATGGGCATCATGTCCAGGACCGAAGTGGCAGCCGCAGCCGGCCGAGATTTTGAAGATACCCTGGCGCAGCTACAGGCTGAGAACGAATTATTAAAACAGTACGGCATTGCCGTCGAACAAGTCGAAACCCAAGAGGTTAACAATGACCAACAAGACGATTAAAACAGGGTCTTTGCATAGGTCTTTTGATCTATCCAGGGACGCAATTAATGAGGAAGCCAGGACAGTTGAATTGGCGTTCTCAAGCGAGGCACCAGTACAAAGGTGGTTCGGTGACGAAATCCTGGACCATGACGCCAAATCCATTCGCCTTGGCAGGTTGAATGACGGCGGCCCGGTCCTGGTAGATCACGATGGCACAGATCATGTGGGCGTCGTTGAGTCGGTGGTGATTTCTGGCGACCGGGTGGGCCGGGCACAGGTTCGTTTTGGGAAAAGCGACCGCGCAGAGGAAATTTGGCAAGACGTTAAAGACGGCATTCGCAAGTCTGTAAGTGTGGGCTACCGCATTCACAAAATGGCTTTGGAATCTGAAAAAGACGGCATGGAATCTTACCGGGCGACCGATTGGGAACCATACGAAATAAGCATGGTAAGCGTGCCAGCAGACGCCGGGGTCGGCATTGGCCGGGGCGTTGATGGTGAGCATCAAACCGAAGTAACTAACATTCAAATTAAACAAGTTAAGGAATCCAAAATGGACGATAAAACACCAGAAGTCGCAAAAGTTGTCGACAATACATTTGCAATTGAAGATGTAAGAAAAGCCGAATTAGGCCGAATTACTGACATTGAAGCAATTGGCAATCAGCACGGTTTTGCAACCGACGCACGCGCAGCAATCACCAGCGGTCAATCTGCTAATGAGTTTCGCAGTCACGTTTTAAACAATATCAGCAAGCCAGCCCCGGTTGTTTCTACTGACATTGGTTTGACTGAAAAAGAAGTTCGCAATTTCTCATTTATGCGCGCCATTCATGCGTTATCAAATCCATCTGACCGACGCGCACAAGAAGCGGCAGCTTTTGAATTTGAAGCGTCACGCGCAGCGGCAGACCAAATGGGCCGTCAAGCCCAGGGCATGTTTGTACCATCGGAAGTTTTGAAGCGTGATTTAAACGTGGGCACGGCAACGGCCGGCGGCAACACTGTTGCAACCGATCTTCTAGCCAGTTCATTTATTGATAGCTTAGAAAACGCCATGGTTGTTGCCGGTTTAGGCGCGACAATGTTGCGCGATCTAAATGGCAACGTGGCCATCCCGCGTCAAACCAGTGGTGCAACAGCTTATTGGGTTGCTGAGTCTGCCGCTGTTACTGAAAGCCAGGCAGCTTTTGACCAGGTAACAATGTCACCCAAGACGGTTGGCGCGTTCTCTGACATTAGCCGCAAGCTATTGCTACAAAGTTCAATCGACATTGAAGGGTTTGTACGTAATGACCTAGCAATGCGTTTGGCAATGGCCATTGACCTATCGGCAATCGCTGGCACTGGTTCTAGCAACCAGCCCACCGGCATATTGGCCACCACCGGCATTGGCGCGAAAACCTTTGCAGCGATTGGTAATCCAACATTTGGCGAAATGGTCGATGTTGAAAGCCAGGTTTCAATTGACAACGCTTTGTTTGGTTCTCTTGGTTATGTTTCAACGGCGGCAATGGCTGGCGCAATGAAGCAGAAAGCCAAAGATTCTGGCAGCGGCCAATTCGTTATGGCTAACGGCCAGGTTAATGGGTACGGCATGAGCGTCACAAATCAAATGACAGCTAACACTGTTGTCTTTGGTAACTGGGCTGATCTGATTAT